TTGCCGTTGAGCGATAGAAGAAAGGTCACCCAGGCCTCAGCCTCGTCCCGCTGCATCGGCGGAATACTTAACCCCATCTGCCATCGCTGGCCCTGGCCAACCTGCACCTGTTCCTGAAGGGTAAACGGTGAGAGGGTAGAACCCACTACCGATTGACCTACCAGTTCCGCTCGGATAATTCCGTTCCCAGGCGTGGGGGGAAGTACCCTTGGAAAAATAATTGCCATGCTATCCTCCTCCCCTTAATCTGGCGTCGGCCAGGGTGGCCAGGGACTGGGCCACCGCCTGTTGTTGAAATCTCTTAAACATAGCGGCTACCCTAAACTCTATCCCCGGATCGGCCCCTCGGGCATCAATTTGATTGATAATCGTAACGTTCCCTGCCCCCCTCTTTAGGTCGGCGTTAGACACTATGGTACCCGGAACGTCAGGGACGAATAACTCTCGACCCTTTTCACCCACCTCGACGGGAAAGCCAACCGGGGGCCGACCTCCACCCGCGAAGCCGGGAAGCTTGACCCCGCCAAATATCTTGGTAAAGAAATTTTGAAGCGGGATGGTAACCGCGACCCTTAATGCGATTCTGGTAATATCTTGAAAAAGACCCTTCAATACCTCCCTAAAACCCTTTCCCCCTAGGATAGCATCCTCAAATGCCTGTCCGATGGTATGAGCATAATCCTGCATCGCATCATTGGCCTTAATGGTCGCCCGTTCCATCTCATTTATAGTTTCTATGGCCTGCGGCCCAGGGCCACCCAGGGTTCTTATGTCGAGTTGGCCCCTTGAAATGGTTGAGGCCAGGGCCTCCCTCTCCTCCCTCTCCTCGCGCAACCGCTCGATGATTCTCTTGGTGGCCCTTATCTCTCTCTCGATGGCCGGGGGGAGCTTGCTCTTTATCCGAAGTAAATCGTTTACGGAGTCCCGTACCTTTTCATAACGGTCCCTAAGTTCTCTTTGCGAGTCTGAATTTTTATCGGTCTTATCCGCAACGTCGTCATTCGCCTTTCCCAAATCCCCAAGTGATTTTGCCGACTCATCAGCCTGTCTTTTAAGTTCAGCCTGAACTTCTTTTAGGTCAAGTATTCTCTCCTTTACCTTAAGCAAACTGTCTACCGTAGAATTAAGTCGCTCTACAGTTTTCTCAACGCCGTTCCCGGTGATACCCATGACCTTCGCGAGGGTGGGAAATCTTTCTATAAGTTTTTCTATTACCAGCTGAATTTCTAAGACTCCAGCCTTGGCCCCTAGGAGAATAAAGACCAGCGACTGCCAACCTTGAACGACGAAGGTCAGGGCCCTTGCGGTTAGGTTCAAGATTATTCGAAGGCTGTCGGTTCCCCCGCTTATGTCCCCCATTACCAACAGGGCACTTTGAAGGGCGGGGGTAAACTCCTCGTTAAATGACTTGATAAATTCCGTCTGAATCTTTCGACCGGCAATCGCAACCTGTTCCCCGAACGTAGCAAAAATCTTTTCAGCCGCCCGCGCGGTAACGTTTCCGTCGGCCTGGGCCGCCTCAAGGTCCTCGATAATTCGAGCAAAGTCACCCGCCTGTTTCCCGGTCAAGGCCAGCACGCCGTTAAGGGCTTCTTGACTTTCAAAGAATTCACCGGCCTTCTCGATATTCCCACCGGTAATTTCTCCAAGAATCTTTAGGGCACCGACCAGCCCATCCTTAGCGATGACGTCCCTTAGGTCGGCGGCCGTAAGTCCCGCGGCGGCTAGGGCCTCCCTTGATTTTTCGGTTGGTTTGATGACCGACTTCATAACTTGCTGGAGAGCGGTCACGGCCTCGGAGGTCTTGAATCCCCCGAGGGTAAGGGTGGCTATCGCCGCGTTAAGTTCGGTTATCTCGATACCGAGAGCCACCGCGTTAGGAATGGCCTTACCTAAGGAGGTGGCAAGCTGTTCCGCCGTGGTCTTACCATCTTGAACGGTAGCGAAGAGAACGGAACTAATTTCATTGGCCTCGTCGGCTGACTTACCATATGCGTTCATAATCGTGGTAAGAACGTCTACGGCCACCGAGGTACTGGTCAACCCGGCCTTAGCGAACAGGGCGGCCTCGGCCACCAGTTTAACGGCCTGGGCGGGTTTAACCCCGGCGGATAATGCCTGATAAAGTCCCTCGGTTAATTCAGTGGCCGATCCCAGGGCCGGGTCCAGGTCTAGAATCTCCTTCCGAAGATTCTCTAACTGGGCCACCCCCTGCGGGGTCCGAGTATCAATCAGGGTAGATACGTTTGCAAAGGCTTTTTCAAAGTCAATGGCGGCGGAGGTCATATCCTTAAAGATCTTTACGATGGCCAAGGCCCCGAAGGCGGCCCCTACCGTCAAGGCGAGGGACTTGATTCCCTTGAGGGCGGCCCCGAGAGGTCCCCCGAATCCCTTGGCGGCCTTCTTACCGGAGCGCTTGGCCTTTTTCTCCACGTCGGATAGGGCCTTGTCTACCCCCTTGGTATTACCGAAGAATCTGTAGACTCCATCACCTAAATTTATCATTATCTTTTTTCTTTCCTCCGGCCTTTACGAGCCTGATGCCCGTTCCACCTGCTGAAAATTCTTCAAGAGAAACATAGTTCTTTTTACCTGACCTCAGTTCTGCCCCGTGAATCTTAGCTTGAAATTCTCTTTCAGCCACAATCCTCTCACTAAGTTTTTCAAGAAGTAGTTCAAATTTTTCCTCTGTCCAAGTAGCGTTGATATACTCCGGAGTTAGTCCCCATTCTTTTAGGGCAATTTCATAGACTTGCCCAACACCGGTGCCACGAGGTTCAGCACGCCTTCGAGAAGGTCGAAAAAAGGGAAAGCTAGCCGCCATATCTTAAGAAAGGCCTGCATCAACTCGCCCTCGTTTGCGGTTTTCTCAATAAACTTGCGAGGTAGATTCGGCGCGTAGGCAAAGAACAAATCACTTACGCGCCGAGGAAAAGATAAAAAGCTGACTTGCATCGCGTCTACAAATTGCTCTGTCTCGTCTTTCCTCTTCAAGAAGGTAAGGAGTCGCGATTCTTTTTTGAACACCTTCGCGACCCCTTGAAACTCCTTGAAGAATTTTTCCCGCCAGAGATATTGCTGGTTGATGGTCAGGGGTTGAATTTCATATTCCGTACCCCCCAGTGATACCCTGATAAAAGATTGAAGAATCTTTACATCTTCAGTTCGATTCTTCTCCATGCCCCCTCCTTTCTATGTCGATACGGCGGTCCAGTCGACGAACCTGGCGAGACGCTCGGTCTTTGCTTTTGAACTGTCGACGATGGCCCGAAACTCAATTGGAATCAAGGTTACCTCATCCTTCTTGTAGGCGTGAGATACCTGGCCGAGCGATACGGCCTTCCAGACCAAGGCCAGCCTCCAGCCCTGTGTACCGTCGGCGACCGACTCCGGAGACTCCACCTCGAAACCAAGTTGAATTTCATTGATGGTTCCAGAGCCGAAGGTCAAAATATCCTTGCCCGTAATGCCAGACCCGGCAGACTCTTGTGAAAATGCCGAGGCCGTGATGGCGAGTTTCAGGTTCCGAAGATCAGCCTCAACTACCGGTACTTGAACCAACAGCTCTTCTCCGGTCAGGATTCTCTTAACCGGCGCCAGTTCCTGGTCCACCTCGATGTCAAGTACCTCCGGAGTATATTGGAACTCGATGCCACCCTGGGTAAAGCCGACCTCCACCCAACCCCCGGGCCACACCAGGTTGTTGAGGTTCTCATCCGGCGCGGTGGTTCCTACCGGGGAGGTATAAAACCTTCCCGCTCCGATTAAAATGTTTTGAACATCCGTGCTCATTTGTTTCCTCCTCTATCTCCCGATGGCAATCGCCGCGAGACTGATGTCGGTTACGGTGTCGATGGTAATTTGAACCTTCCCGTTCACATCATTGAAAAGGCTCTCTTCAAACGGACCGGCCACGTATAAGGTGATAGCCGCTATGACCTGGGTAATGTTCAGGGAACGTTTGTGGGAACAGGGTACGCTGACGATGGTCACCGTTCCAGTGGGCGTGGTACTACCATCTATGAGAAGAAGCGTATTCCCGTTATTTGAAAATTCCATTGTACTGGCGGCAGGGGTCAAGGTATATACCGTCGCTGAGGTTCCACCCGATGATTGAACCGGAATATTCGTTGCCATTCGATTTCCTCCTTAATTTTCTCTGAATCGTACTCGGTAAAAACTTAAAACACTGAACCAACCGTTATCCGGGTCTACGATATCTTGACCTAAGACATCCTCAAAGGCAGTCAGCATAAAGCCGACCCCCGGAATATTTTGGTTGGCCTTTCCATGAAGCGCATCATGCAGGAGTCGACTGGTCTCCCGGGCCTTCTCGGCATCGGTACCGTGCCAACAAGTAATCTGAAAGGTGGTCTCGATGATTGGAATTTCTCCCAGGACCCTACCATTCGCCACGAATAGATTGATGGCCGGAAAAGTAGCCGACTGAAGAAGCCGGGGCGTCCAGACGCGCGTGGATACGTTGGCCACCAGGGGGGCGTCCGTGGCTAAGAAGGCAATAAGGGCACGATTGACGTCAATCATCTTTTAAACCTCCCCCAATATTTCCTCTAGAATTTTTTCCCGGTTTTTCTCTACCGCGGGTCGAAGGTACGGGCGGGCCGGCATCTTGGAGGTCCCGACCTCCAGGTACCCTCCATAACCTGACTGAGAAAAGATAGAACCCTCGATGCCGTCCGAGGTCCGCTTCAGTTCGAAATTTATGGACCGGCGATTATTTCCAAACTCAAATGGAGAATTCTTCACGGCATCCGGAAGTACCTCAAGGAGCATACCCCTTTGAAAGCCGCGTTCGATGGCATCCAGAAATTTACCCTTGACCCCCTTACCGAACGTGGTCGTTACCTTCAGGTCCAAAACCATATTATGCCTCCACTAGTTCCAGCTCTAATTCCAGATGATGAACGTGTCCCGCCGCATCCTCTACGCTCAGAATGTTATAGACTACTGTGGAGATTACTACCCGGTCCTTCTCCGTCACATCCTGAGTCTGTAGAAACAGGGTATGGGTTGATAACCTCATCTCGCTCTTAACCTTAAATTCCTTGCCCTTTGATTTCTGAATTCGACATTTGGCATTTGCGGCCAAAGAATCCCAGGTTCCCGTAGGTCGATTATAACTGTCCAGAACCCCCGGATTAAACCGTTCTAGGTTACAGGTAATATTCAACCAGGTCGTAAAGGACATCAGCCGCTCCTTAGCAGTCGATTCCAGACAATCTTATTGCTGTTCTCCGGGCTTAGGCTTTGTTCTGCGTAACCTACTACCGGGTCAGCCTCCCGCATCTTCGCCGCCGTTGCCAGAAGCATCTCTGCCATCTTGGTACCAGTTACGCTATAGTCCCCTATCTTTTCCATCTTAGAGAGCAAAGACGCGCTGGAGGCCATAACCTCCAGGGCAAGCGCCGAGGCGTGGACGATGTTACTATTTTCATCGGCTAAAAAAACCTGGATTTCTTCATCGTGAAAGATTATATTTGCCGAGTCCGTATCTCCGATTCGACTTCGAACCTTTCCCACGTTATCCAATGCCGTGACGTCAAAGGTAAATGACATTATTGTGTCCTTCCTTTATCTAACAAAGTCTGCATTCGACCCGTATGGATATTTTTCTTTTGAAAGAAATCCCTTATGAGAAGAGGATTGGACCGGGTAGGCGACAGGATTATCCCCAGATTCCCACTTAGAATGGAAGTCGTCGTGATAATCCCCGCCAGGGAAAGGTCTATATTTATGTTACCGGAAAGCGTGGTAACCGCGGTTACCCCTCCTGCCAAGCCTCGAGTAATACCCACCTGGCCCACCAGGCTAGAGATTCCGGCGATAGGACCAGCCAAGCCTCGGGTTATTAGAACATTTCCAACCAGGGCAGAGGCCCCGGCGATAACCCCGGCCAGAGGATGGTCTACAACCAGGTCTCCCGCCAGACCTGAGATCACCCCAATGGAACCGGCCAGGTCAATCATACCCACTACAGTCAGGTCGGCATCTAGGGTTGAAATCCCAATGATTACTCCCGCCAGGGGCCTCTTTATACCAAGGGTTGCGGCAGGTAGGGCAGAGGTGGCCGATATTGTCCCCGCCAGGGAATGGTCAACGGCCAAGTTTCCGACAACTGTGGAGACGGCCGGGATGATACCGGCTAGTATAAGCTTATTAAGAACAATGTTGCCGACTAAAGTTGAAAGACCGGCAATAGAGCCCGCAAGTTGATGGGTGGTCCCTGCCGCCACTGGGCGGATAGCCATAGTCTGTGCTACCCATCCTTCGGTAGAAAGACTTGCCGTAAAGGTTCCTGGATCATCTGAGGCTGCATTTAACTCGCGTCGGGCCGATGCTAAACAGACCGATGCAATATCTGCGGCGTTTGCTACCAGAAAAGCTCCATCTGTATAGCTTGTTGGATAGGCGGATATGGTTATCGAGGCGGCGCCCCCATCATCAATTCCCATTAACGCCAAGAATAAAGTATCTTCTGCTCCCCAACTGGGACTAAGTGACGGCGGATCAGGGTTTGCATCGGTTCCCGTAGCGGAGGTTCCTACCTCCGGTGGTGTTGTACCGTGCCAAGAAGTAATCCTGTAGGTATCTGCGACGGCGAGATTGCTACTGCTTGTAACGAAATCAACGGTTGTGGAATCTTCGGTACCATCCGCGATTTTGTAGTACCCGTTATATCTAATATCCGAGCCGACCGTGGTATTAAATAGATTGGTCCACCCCGAAGGAGTGGTCACCGTGAAGGTTCGATCGCAGACGAAAAAGACCAACAGCAAATCACCCGAATCCACTGTGGCGGGCATAGTAACTGCATGGACAGTTGTGGAGATTGTGAATGCTTGTTGCGCTCTACTCGAAACAACAGGAAAAGCCATTAGCTCTCTCTCCGCCTTTCCCCCTTGGGGATTCCCTAGGGGACGGGATTTACCCTTGTCCCGTCGCCCGGCAAAGGGACCATGACAGCCCTCGCCTCCACGCTGTCTATACTTTCAAAGTCGCCGATCTCTGTTCTTAGCACCGTTGTAGCCACAAATTTACGTAACCCTAGTCTTTGATTGTTAGCTCCGTCAATCAGGTGCGAAAGTCCAGTCATTGGCGCGCTTGCTCCCGCTGGGGCAGGTTCCATCCCGAGCGAAAACCTCTGCCCGCCCGTGATGTCCCACAGATGGAACGCACTAATACAATCCAGTTCGGTGGAGTCAGCACACCCTCGAGCGGTTGCCGAAAAGTGTGGGTAATCCAAGGTCAACAAAAACGGTTCGCCTACGGTAATCTTTGTAGGTGGTGCTTGCGCAAACAGCGGCATGGCCGCCAACAGCATTACCAGAATCAGTGTTTTCATTTTTCCTCCATCCATTGTTTTAATATCGTCAAGCTGGCCCGTAATCCATTAAGTTCAACCTTCGCATCTTCTGCGTCGACCACGACACGAGACAGTCTTATTTTGAACTTGTCAATAAGTATCCTCGCCTTCTCTAGTTCTTTGACCTGACTGAGCAGAGAATCCATTTACGCCTCGGCGGCTACAGTTCGGTGAGCCCCGGCAAAGAACCCGCGCAGGTTCATTTCGATACCCCTTAGTCCAGGGTAATGTCGAGCGCGCCGATTGCAAACTCCGCCGTGTCCCCATCGTTAATCGTCTTTGAGGTGGTCAACGCTCCGGTGGCCAAGAGGTTCCCGGCCGTCAGGGCATCGAAAATCCCAAAATGCGTTACCGTACCCCAGCTTCCGCCCGACGCCGTGGCAAACGTGATGACGATCGCGTTGTCCAGGGCTCCCGCCGCGGCGACGGTCCAGGTCGTCTTGTTGTTGGCCGGGGCCGGACGTGCGTAGCCGTTGCCCACCGGTTCCGTGAAGTTGGTACCGTTATCGGCGGGTGTCGTGGTTGAGAGTCCAATCCAGCTGGTGACCGGCTCCGGGTAATCCAGGCCACCGAACAATTGATCTAAAACTTCAAGTTCAAGAAAATCTGTAAAACTCATACCTCCTCCTTCTCTAGAGATAAAGGGGTTTCCGTCAAGAAACCCCCTGCGCCGCGAAGTTCCTCTATCCCAGGTTAAGCCGAACCGACCTGGGCAAAGGTAAATCTCGGGTCAATCTGAACGCCCCCGAGGATATGGCGAACCCTCCACCACATGGAGTCGGTCAGGAAATCACCGTCCAGGGGCGAGATGTCTCCGCCGCCGATCGCTTGTTTGTCAGGAGCCTTCATTACCAATTGAGGGGCCTCACGACCTCTCATGAAGTTGAGTTGAGCCGACCGACCAGACGACAGGTTGGCGAACAGATACCAGGTGAAGTTCTTCGCCCCTGAGGTATCCACGATGGGAAGATAGGGATTGACGTGTCCCGTAATGCTGAACGCCGGGCCTAGCCGAATGGTGGCCAAGGTGGTCGGAACCATGGTGAGGTCGGTCCGTAAAAGCTTCAGCATGGCAATTTCCTTGAACGGAGGAACGACCAGAGAGAAGCTTTCAATCAGGATGGGTTCCCCGTCCGTATCTTTCTGTTCCCGTAGGGCCGCTACGGCAAGCTCCAGACCGGCCTGGTCGAGGTTGGAGGTTCCTAGATTGTCGATGGTCGCCCCGTCGATCGGGTGGGTCAGGGCGTCCCCGTAAAGCAGAACGTTGGGCCCGGTACTTTGAGTGATAAGACTTGTGGCCTGGAAGAACTCCGTCCGAAGGGCGGCATCGGCCAACCGCTGGGCCACGTCATTGAACGCCCCCAGCTCGTCGTTGACCATCGCCTCCCAACCCAAACCGAACAGGCGCCCGTACTTCTTGAGGGTGATGGAAACCTTACCCTCGCCGAGTTCCTTGTCCTGTTTGTACTCACCACGTTGACTAACGGTATTGAGACGCCCTTGGAGTCCGAAGATTCCAATTGCGTCGGAGGGCCGAAAGTCCCGTTGGGTTCCTGCGGCAATATAGTTCCGCCAATCCGGCCGAGCAATCTGATACTTTGCCAGGAGTTGTCGCTCTAGCACGTTACCAAAGAGAAGTGGGAAATCAGAGGTTGAGGAGGCCTCCTCCAAAAGATACGCGCGCTTGCGTGCGGAGTACCCCCTCGCGTTTGAAACCAGCTCGATGAACGTGTTCAAACGTTCGTTGAAGTTATGAATTTTCGAGGCCCGTTCACCCACGGAGGGGTCGAGCTTCTCATCCTTCATAACCTCTAGAATATCCTTCTTCATTGTAAAAATCCTCCTCCTGCTTGAGATGTTACGGGGGCTACCCGTCCTTCATCATTACCGGGATGGTTGCGGTGAGCCCGGCGCCCACGGTTCCCAGAGCATAACCCAGCAAGACACCCAGAGTTCCGTCCTTGTTAATCTGACCCTCCGGTACATCAATGTAGAGGGCGTCCCCTACGGCCACGGCAGAGTCCGCCGGGACCTGGTCTCGACCGGTAACCGCAAGGCGATGTACGCCCTTTCGCAGTACCGGAATTTGGGTGGTAGTAGCCACCGCATCGATTTGAGCGATTCCGGCAAACTGGTCACCGGCCCCAAAGGTGCAGGGTTCCCCACTGTTTACCAACCCGTCACCTGAATCGATGTGGGTCAGCGTTGACTCCGCCACGGTCAGCGTGTTACCTACTTGCTCGAAGTTCTTTGCCATTTGTAAATCCTCCTCCTTGTGATGATATTAGAGAGAGGCCGCTATCTTGGCCTCCTTCTCGTCGAGACCCAGACGGATGAACCCCTTTTCCAGGTTCTCCTGAATTTCCTTCTGGGCCTTGGGGTCAATTACCTTGTCCCCGTCCTCCCCGCCCGAACCACCCATGTTCGACGCTCCGGATGGTTGGGTAAGGCTTTCGACGTACTTCCGCTCGGCCTCGATCGCTACGGGTACGTCGGTGATGGTCTCCGCGGTTTCGAACTGTTTTTTCAACCGCTCCTGGGAGGGTTTCGGAAGCTTAGAGGCCTCGATCAACTTGCCGACCTCCATCTGATTTTTGGCCACAACGCCTTCTTTGTCTTTCTTGGCCAGGTTGTCCTTGGCTTCCTTGAGTTCTTTGCTCAGCGTTTTTTCCCGGTCCTCGGAAACCTTTGACTTGACATCAAACTCTCCGGCCTGCCGGGTAAGCTTGTCGTTTTTCTCCTGTAGTTCCTTGTTGTCCATACCTTCTCCTCCTCGTTCAGATTGTAGTTGGGTTAATAGGTCCGGCCGCTTGGTTTTGATCTCCTCCAAGGTCAGCAGACCTAACGATACCTTCGGGGCGGCGGATTCAAATACCTCTACCCGGCCCCCGGCTCCCGCCTCCGTCACGAAGTCCACCGAGGCGCTTTCTAAGAGACTTTCAACCATCAGGGTATCCACCCCCTCATGCTTTGTCGGGGTACCCTCCCCGATGGCCCGGATGCTGATGCCCATCTGATGCTGCAGATTGTGGGAGGCCAGGTTGGCTAGCTGGGTCTTTAAGCTCTCACTGATGACGGCCGCCCGAGCCCTTACCCGCCCGTCGCTCTCCACCCAAAGGTCCTTTATCTGTCCGGCCCAGTTCCCGACCGAGCCCTCCGGCTTTTCGGACCTTTCCCGGGCGGAGGCGTGGTCCAGAAACATCTTAGCCCCGGCAAAGACCTTATGGTCTCGTTTCAAGACCTCCCGGGGATAGAACCGACTCTTTGAGTGGTTGAACCCAGGCTTGATAATAGTGATGGTCACCTCCCCCTTTGTCGGGTTGTAAGTTCCCTCTTGCAAGGAAACCGTGTCGCCCAGCCAGCAACGATTCTTCATTTTTCTTCTTCCTCCTCTTATTGAGGTTGGTTCCTTAACGGTAGTTCTGATTCTCCCATTCGTCTAGGACCCAGGTCGGTAAAGTCCAGGGTAGGGTCAAAGGGTACTTGTGGAAGTTCATTGGTTTCCATTAAAAGACCCCTTCCTGTTGTATTCTAAACCAGTTTACCTTAACTTTCTTTATGGTTCTGACCTCTCGACTAATTACCTTAAATATACCGTCGGTAATAAACTCCACCTCTCTAGCAAAATTTCCACCCACCAAAGAGCTGGCATTGATACCCTTTGAGGCACCTACCAGCTCAAACATTACCGACTCATCGCCTTCAAGAGCAGTCGAGGGACTAATACCGGCAAATTCTTCTGCGATATTCCGATTATATGAAAACGATTGCGGGCCGAGTTGCATCTTACTACCTACTTGAACCTTTAATAACTTTATAGCCTCTTCTCCCTCAAATAAGCTAAGCCCTCGATAGGTTGTCCGTTGAACGGTAGGGGCGGCCCGTATTCCAAGAATCAATGACTCCGCGGGAGAACCCCCAAGATTTATTTGAACCCCGCGTTTTATTAAATTTTCAGCGGAGGCCCTAATTCCCTCAGTACCTTCTCGAGACCATATATCAACAGAACGTTTTAAGTTTTGAAGTTCAAAATCCTTTTTAATGGTCCTTGCCAAGGTTGCCCTAGCCTCTGAAGAAATGTCGGCGAATCGTTCTGGAAGTAAGGCTACCCCTCGCTTGAACTTTTCACTTACCCCCGGAATACCGGGAGCAGATACCAAAAGCTCCAGAACCGGAGGCCTTATCTCTGCGGGGGTGGGGGCCGGTGGGGGCGGCACCGCCGGTTTGACCTTTACCGGCTTAGAAACCGAGGAGGCGACCTTTGGTTTCCCAAGATTCCGGGCAGGAACGATGGTACAGAGACAATTGGGATGGAACGGCGACCGTAGGTGACCTGAGTTAAAGGCCCGGTCGACCGGGATTCCCCCCTGATTCTTATTGGCAATGCAGATGGGACAGGGCGCGGGTGAGAGGACCACAGTCTTGAACTTAGCCCCCCGTTCCATCATCCGTTCCAGGGCACCCTGTGATAGGGCATGATTTGTCTCGGTCAATGAAATCATCTTTGCGCGCGCGCGATTCATCTTAGGAAAATCTGTCCGAATACGTCGAGCCAGACCCCGAACGCCTACCCGGTCCCGAATCCCGCCCCCTACCACGGAGGCCAGACGGTTCCGGGTGGTCTCATCTATCCCGCGTACCAGCGACGAGCCCCTCTGGACGGCCCATGTAGCCGCTCGTATGTCACCCTCCAGAACGGAGGAGTCTACCTCGGCCAGAAGAAGCTTTTGGTCGGTCTGGGTCCTTCCTTCCAGAAAGGCACGCCTCAAGTTTCCAAATAAGATGCTAAACAATAGGTTGGAATTCTCCAGAATTAAGGGTTCAACCCCACTGGACACCTCCCTCTCCGCGGCCGCTGCCGCTGCATCAAGATTAAGCGGGTCTACCACCAGGCTTTCCGCCAAGTCCTCCAGGTGTATAGCTTCTATCTGAAACTGTAACTTTCGAAAGTAGGCTTCCAGATCACGGCGAAGGGAATTGGAGAGACGTACCCCCAGGGCCGACAAAGTGCCCGTACGTCGAAGGGCCTCCTCCAGAAGACCTAGTTCATTAGCCAGCAGATTCAATGCTCTCACGAAGTTCCTTTACCGCCCTCAAAGTAGATTCCACCTTAGCCTGGTCCACCAGGGTCGGTGGGGTCTGTCGCTGGCGTTCCAGCTCGGCGGCCTGGTCCTCTTGCTTTTTAGCCGCCTCCTTTTTCAACTTCTTAAACTCCTTTAGGACCTCACTGGCGTTTCGGATACCCAGGCTGGTGATGACCTTTAGGACAATCTCATCCAGATTCTTGAGCTCCGGCAGGGCGGTCACCATCTTACTGACGGCCTCCGCCACGGCCTTAAAATCGGTCTCCACGATGGGGGGCCAGTCCAGGTCCATCTTACCCAGGTTGTCGGTTTCCAGGACGATGGCGAACAAATCCCTATAGGTATCCGTCCATAGTTCCCGGAAGGATTGAAACTGTTTGAGCATGGGAAGTTCCATGGCCGTGGCCGTGGCTAGGTTTCCGGTGGACGGATCACCAAAGTAATGAAGGAAGACACCCACAGCGGAACAAAACATCAACTTTATTTGATTGGCGTCATCCTTGGCATTACCCGCCCCGGTATCCCGGGGCATATGGGATAGTTCCGCCCCCTCCGACTCGAACCAGGTGGACCCGGGGGCCGCCGGGGGATTGCTCTCCTTAGTGGCCCCGGTCTGAAAACTGGATTGAAGCTGTTTGAAAAGCTTGTTTACGGCTCCGGCCGTCTTACCCTTTAGCTTCATGGCAAACTGTGCCAGGGACCGAACGATGGAAACCCGGGCCTCCATGAAGTTCTTTACCTCTCGCGACCATGCGATACCGGGTACCAGCAACCCGTTTCCCCAATGCTTAATAGAATCATAGGCCACGTGGTAAACAATGGCCTCCTCAAAGTCTGTTATCAACTTCCCGTCGCTGTCCTTTATATCAACGACCCTCTCATCCTCACCCGCCTGGGTAGCCTCGGCGGTCCAGTCCCTATAGAAGAGTCTCTTTTCTCCGCCGTCCGCTAAGAAGAACCGGCGCTCGTAGGCCAGCACACGTTCCTCGTCATTCGGGTCCGTAATGATGTTAGCAATCTGAAGGGGGTCGATGGTTCGTAGAAGCGGACCAGTGGATGTCGGGAATATTACGAAGAAGACATCACCATCTACCAGCAACCGACGGGCCAACTTCTTTTGGCCTTGACTAGATAGAAGAACCCGGTTTCGACGGTCCTCCCAGAACTCCGTCACACGGATACTTTGAGTTGAGTCCTTAATGCTGAAATTCAAACCTTTCCCTACGGAATAATCTACCCAGATGCGAATCGCCTGCTTGGCCAAAGGATCAAACCGCCAATGAATTCTTGAGCGCTTAATAAGGGCCATTCGGTCGACGGTTTGAAGACCCTCCTCTTCACCACTGAACCGTACCCAGCCCTTATCTTCCAAAGCCAACTCCAGTTCTGCAGAGGAATGAATCGCCTCCTCAAGTAACTTCCCGACGGCCTGGGCCTTTGTTTTTCGCATACGTTTTGGCTTAATAATCATTTAGTATCCCGCACCGATGCTCATCTGTTGGGCTATTTGAGCACGTTGGTCTTGGTCGGCCCCCGGTAATTGGTTCAAGGCATCGAAGATAACCACCTTTGAGCCGTCGGTCCCATAGCCCCCATGTACCACCAAGTTCAAGATATGAACCGTGGTCGTTACCTGGTCATCATGCGCCCCTAGGGGATATTCGGAATGTTCGTCGATAAAGGCCGAGTTCCATTCCCCCCGAGCAAGACCGTACTGTCCATTGGCCACTTGGGTTACCACGGCCGCCGTCCGTACCGGGTGGGGGGTATTCTTAATGTCGATGCCGATAACCGGAATGTGCGGATGGGTGGCCTGCAAGTCCTGAATCAAGGATATGCCGGTCGCCTTCAGCTCGATGGCTACCACGTCGGGTTTATGTTTCTCATACTGGTCTACTGCAGCTTGTTTTAAGTCAGGCCATATCGGTCTATCCCGCCAGACGTCCATGCCGATGAACCGGGGGGCCTCAGTCTTAAGCCGAATCCCGGTAGTTTGACAAACCGAATAGTCGTCACCCCCAAACGCGGTATCCCATACCTGAAGCTTGAAGGCCAGCTCCGGTACCAGGTCCACGATAGGCCACCACTCACGCTTGAAGACGGTACCCGAAGCGATTCGGGGCGACTGTTGATAGAGGGCCCACCAAGCATAAAGTCCAATGTCCTTTTGAATATCCGCTAGGGCCTTGGTACTATATTGGGTAGGCCAAAGGGCCGGGTAGGGGAGGTGCCCTTCCCCTCCTTCTAGATTTTCCGCGGGCAGAACCACGATTTCCCACTGGGTGGACGTGGGGTCCTCCTTCATTTGTTGAATGATTCGACCGGCCAGGTCATCGTCATGCCAACGAGTCATCATCAATATAATGGAGGCATCTGGTTGAAGACGGGTTCGGCCTACCAACCGATACCAGTTCCAACAGTCGTCTCGGTAACCCTTGGAATATGCCTGCTTGGCCGTCTTAATGGGGTCGTCAATTATAAGAAGATTGGCCCCTTCCCCGGACACCGAGCCGTTAATGCCGGCCGCGATATAAGAGGGCCGTTCGTCTTTCTTACCATCCAGCTGCCAGCGAACGTCACCCTTTCGACTAAGCTTAATGGGCCAGAGCTCATGATATTGGGGCGACCGAACGCAAGCCCGGGTAGCTCGGCTAAAGGTACAGGCCAGATTCTCCGCATAGGAACACGCGATGATGGAGTCCTGAGGTTTGTGCCCCAGGTAGAAGGCGGGAAAGCGTACCGAACAAAGTTCAGATTTACCATGTCGCGGAGGGGCGAAAAACATTACCCTCTTTAATTCCCCCCGTAACACGGCCTCCAGCTTTTCCGCAATAAGCTCATGGTGCCAGTTTGCCCTGTACCCGCCATAGGTAAACTCACAAAATGGAATAAGACGCTCCCGGGCTAAACCCCTGTTCTTTACCCTATTCGCCAGCTGAAACTCTTCGTCGAAGGACAGCAAACCCTCGGGAAGGTCCGGGTTAGATTGATTGACTTGGGGAAATGTCGATGACATTTTTAGACTTAGTTCCTTTGCTTAATTGTGCTCGAATGGTCAAACTTCGTTTCAGAACCATCTTAATCTCAAGGTCAGACATGGTGGCGGACCGGGCAACGATGTCTTCCGAGCCTTGGGTAGCATCCAGCTCCAACCGAATTGGGGCATCGAGGCCGAGAAGCATCGACCGGCGTTTGATAATCTTCAACATAGCCTGAATGAACTTAACGGGGTTGGGTCCGGAAACCAGGTCTCCCGTGGCGTTAAAAATTTCCTCAGGTTCGGCCAAATGTTCGATGGCATATTGCTCTAGGTTCGAGAGGCGGGCTAGTTCCCTCTTTACATACCTTTCCCGGAGCCGAATATTCTCTGAGGCCCAAAGTTGTTTGAGGGTCTTTAGGTCTTTGGAGATGGTAGCCAGGGAAAGCGAGAGCCGTTCGGCGATCATCACAATAGTGAGGCCTGCCAGGTAATACTCCGAGACGGTTCGTTGCCGGGAGGCGATCATAAAAGCCTTGTGTTTTCTATAGTTGGGCTTTCCGGCGCTCAATTTTTTCCCCCTATAAAGGATAAGGTATCAAAAAACGGCCCTGAAAGTAAACCTTTTCTTTCCGGTGATAGCCAATACTCACCTAAAAAGCATGCATTTCGCCTCCGGGGACAGTTAATACTCACCTAAAAAGTATGCATTTCGCCTACCAATATGCATTAGAATATGCAAAAATCCCATTTATTAGCTTTTTTTAACTCTATGAGGGTACGATTTGCCTTCATTTTTCAACGACTTACGGGTGAGAGGGTACACCCAGGGTACAAAAGGGGGGCATTTTTCAACGACTTACGGGTGAGAGGGTACACCAAAAACCCCATATATAGTAGATTTTAAAGGAATTTCTACCTCTTTTGGCTGTACCCTACCCTTCGAAAATAAAATTTCAAAAAAAAACGAAAAAAAAAAAGAAACGATTTACCCTATATAGGGTACACCCAAAAACGCCCGTTTTCCTTTGTTTTCAATCATTTGCGGGATATTCGGTGTACCCTCTCGCCCGTAAGTTGTTGATAAAAGGGCCTGTTTTGTACCCTCCTCGTACCCTCTCGCCCGTAAGTTGTTGATAAATATTTACTAGATATGCCCCCTGGAGGGCCTTGTCCGACCCTTAACCCCTTTCATACCATAACTTTAAGGGACTTAATGAAACACCAGGGTACATCATAAATACAACTTTATGAGTATAAATATTTCCATAATTTGTTTAATTTCTTTAATTTTTGGGGTAGAATACCCGGGTGATGAATCAATCGGCGTTCGAAACGAAATTGAAAACACTAAGAAAAATTCGGGGTCTTTCTCTCAAGACGGTGGCCCAGGCCGTGGGGGTTACCGCGCCTACCGTACTGTCGGCGGAGAAGGGTAACTCGATCTCATTACTTTGTGCGATAAATCTAGCACGATTCTATCAAGGCACCATCGAAGAAATCTGGTCTCAAAGGCATCCAGATGCAAAATTTCAGCAAAGACGAAATCCTAGCAGTCGCCGGGTTTCCGCGTAGGGGTAAGTTCGGCTTGTTTCCCGTTTCGATGGGCCTGGCCCTTCTTCTGCCGGACCCCTGTGTTCCGGGTGGAAAAATCTACATGGAGTTTCCTCACGTGGAACGAACTCGTCACGTGAAGGTTATATGCTGGGTTATAGTATCATGCTCATAAAAAAGACATCGTTCTATCGTATTTTTCGACAGTCCCGGGACGGGACGATGGAGACCTTCACCGGCCGGCCGGACGCGACGCCGCTTGGCTGGTTCTGGACTCCGGTAGGTTGGGCAGTGGCCTTGTTATTCTTTATCTTAGGATTTTGCGTCGGTATCTCTATGATATTTTGGACCTTGGCCCGGATGGGTGTGGTCTAAATGCAAAATATGCCTCGGCCATCGAGGCATAAATTAAAATTGTATAGGAGATCAGATGAAACTCATTTATTTGATAGTCATAGCCGGATTGATGTTGGCGGCCAAGGCGGGCGCCCAAGATAGAAAGATACCCGAAGTCCTTGCATTTTCAAGGGATACGGCTAGCGTCAATCTCGGTCGACGCGACAGCCGGCTGGAATCAAACCAAGGTCCGTTGATTCAAAAGGTCAGGAGCCCGGGCTTTATTATCGGCGGTTTGATGCTTATAGGGGTGGGGGCGGCATTGATGGTAAACGCGTTCGAACCGGAACTTACACCTTTGGAATGTGCACTGGCGGCCTGTACGGATGCCGGAAGGAAGTCGGATAAGTTACAAAGCTGGACCGGGATTGGTCTGGGTATCGCAGGTGTATCGCTGTTGATAAATGGTTTTTGAGTTTCCTCCGGACGTGCCTTCCGGGGGTTGGGTCGACGTACGTCGTCCCGGGCGTGACCGGTATCCGGGTCTTATAACCCCCGG